TTGCGGACGCGCACGTGGTACTGGCCCGGCGCTGGGAACTCAAAGTGAAATCCCTGTCGAATAAGAGATGTGCCCTTCCCCTCGAATGTGTGCCAGATGCCCAGATTCCATTCCCCGGAACCCACGAGGGAATACTGGACCTCGACGCCTACCTGCCATGTCTGTTTGCGATTCTTGTAGTCGATCCATACCAGGCCCGCCGGAAAGGTGATGTCGACGGATATTTCGTCGACATTAGCCGCCGTGGTGCGCTGATGCCAGCCGCTGTCGATAACCTCCAACTCCAGGGAAAGCGGTAGCTCGTACACGCTGTTGCTGTACGCCGCCTTGCCAGTGAACCACGTATCGTCATCAAAGCCCTGGAGAATCTGGTACGTGACGTTTGGGAACCGCCCGATGGGCGTCTCTCCAATTTTGAGATCGGTTATTTGGAGCGGCCCATAGCCCACCACCAGGAGCAGGCGCAGGTACTGGTCGGCCCCGAGGATCTCGGTGTAAGGCGTCGCGCCGTAGTCGGGATAAACCTTGTGCCGCCCATAGAGCCGGGGAATCGGGCCGTAGGGCCTGGCCTGGTTGCGGGAGCCTGTCAAGGAATAGGCCTGGCTGGCCTGCCGCTCCGGCCTGACTATTGGCAGCGGCACCAGGGCGTTGACCGCGGCCATGCCCGCGATGGTGAGGCCCGCTTGTATGGCGCCACTGGCTATCGTAAATGCCGCTGTCTCCGACACGGCCCCAAACGCCATGCCGGCCAGCGCGGGGGCGGCCCAGGCGGCCAGCGCCACCACGGCGATCATGGCCACGATGCGCAGTATGTTCTTGCCGCCGCCGCCCATCGGAAGCACTTGGACCGCGAGCATCTGGCCCGCCAGGGGGCGCACCGACGGCCACTTCGCCACCGGGACAGGCTCTCCGTCCAGGCAGACGTAGACCGCGCAGCCCGGCAGATGGCTGCAACCAGCCGCGGCCAGCATGTCGGCGACGCTCCCGCCCTGCGGCAGCTGAAGCTCCAAGCGCTCAGAGCTGAACGGGTGGGGGCAGGCTACGACACGGATACCGCTGTCTATGGTTGCCAGCTCGTTCATGCCATCGCCTCGTGGCGATAGAAACCCAACACTCTCCGGTGCCAAGCCGGGCCGTCATACTGGTCCCGGACCGAGTTCATTCCCTTGGCGGAATGCAGCATCCAGCCGGGGGCCACCACCACGCCGACGTGCCACGGCTGCCCTTTGATGCGCAGCAGAATCCCGTCTCCCTCGTGCTCCTGGCCTGCCTGAATCTCCCGCCACGGGCCGAGGCCACCCAGGATCAAAGCCCTGATCGATTCGGAATCAGCCGTGGATTGATAGTCGTCGGCGTAGCTGGGCAGCTCGATACAGTAGCGCTCCGAATAGATCCGGCGCAGCAGCCCCCAGCAATCCACGCCGGAGCGGTCCCGGCCCTTCTCAATGAAGGGAAGTCCCACGTAATTGCCCACCCAGGCGGGGATCACTGAAACAACCCAGGGAATAAATTGGGCGTGTAGCGGTCCGCCGGAAACGGTTCGTTCAGGATATCCTCGGCGGCCAGGCTGCCCGTAACCGTCAGCGCGTCGTAGTCCGCCGACTTCATCGTGAATTCAAACGGCCCCGCCTCGACGGTGTCCGGGTCCGAGGCCAGAATCACATTCAGCGTAACCGTCGGTGGAGAACTGATGCTCCGCACCGCCTGCACGATCTGCCGGTCCACGTTGCAGATGGTCAGCGTCACCTGGCTCAGCGCGTCCTCGGTGTCGTCCGGCAGATTCATCTCAAAGGGGAAGGCCTGATATTCCAGACTGTTGCTGGTGATATTCTCGGCGTTGTTCACCACCCGGATTGCCGCATCGAGGTCGTCATGGTCAATGGTGAGCAGTAGCAGGAATACCTCGGCGGTCTCCTGGGCGAAGATGGCCTGTCTGGCCGTAAGGGAAAGATTGCGGCTCATGGCAGGATCTCCAGGGACATGTCAGCCCGCCAAAGGTCTCCGCCAAGCGCACTGTAGACAGGCGGGGAGACGAAGCGGAAATCAACCGAGGCCCCGGTGCGCGGATGGGTCCACGTGAACACCGACGTCCCGCCGGCGGTGGTGGTCACGTAGAATGTATCTAGGGTGGATACCTGGGACTCGGTCAGCATCACCGACCGCTGAAATTGCCTGGGGGCGGCCGTATAGCGCCGGCGCACCTTTGCTGGGCCTGTGTCCATCTGTGTGCGCAGTGTCGTATTGGGAGGCGTTTCGCTGTTTCCAGCAAGAAGCGACTCCTGCGGCAGCCCTGGCGGCCAGACGATGCTCATCTGGAGATCCCCACCCGGCCCACGCCGTAGTTCTGGCGCATGGCTCCGTCATATTCTCCGTTGGCCATGCCCGCGCGCACGGTGTCTCGCACCAGGATCTGGATCATGCGCTTGCCGTCCGGACCCCGGCTTTCCTGCGCCCGGACTGGCTCGCCGCCGCGGCGCTGGTCGATTATGTTGATCTCGACGTCACTTCCCACGGACTGGCCGCGAGGGATGATCCTCTCCCCGGTCTGGGCGATGATGGGCACCTCGCCGCCGGAGTGGAATTTCGGCGCGCCGTGGAATAGGGCGGCCGGAACCTGCCGTGTGGGGAAACCATCGCTGCCTATCAGGCCGCCCGCATGGCCCACGTGGGCGTTGACCATGGGCACGCCCGCCTCGACAGTGCCGATAGCTCCCGCCGCCACGGGTGAAAACAGGGCGCCAATTCCTTTGCTGGCCAGCCCGAGCAGCGGGCCGGTAATGCTAGACTGAATCTGCATGCGAATCATGTCGCGGATGATGGAGTTTGCCAGGTCGGAGAAGCTGCCCTTGCCGGTCATCACCATGTCGGCCATGGTATCGGTGAAGGCGTTGCCCCAGCCGCGGGCGGCATCCTCCAGGTCCTTGAAGGCTGACTTGCCGGCGTCCGCCAGGTCCTCGCCGGCGGCTTTCTTGGCCCGCTCGAATATCTCCGAGGTGAGCAGGCCCGCGTCGCGCAGCTTGGCCAGCTCCGCCAGCTGCTCCTCGTAAATCTCCTTGGGCGTCCGGTTGGCCTTGATGATCGCGTCGGCCAGGTCCTGAAGCTCTTTCTGCGCTTCAAGGACGTAGCGGTTGGATTCATAAATTTCCTGGACGAAGTCGTCGGCGAACTTTTGCACGGACTCGAGCTTCTTCTTGTTGCCCTCATCGAGGATGCTTTGCTCCTCCAGGGCATAGCTCCGGTAGATCTCGCCGAGGTCAGCTCCGGCCTTCCGCGCGATGGCCAGGGACTTGTCCTTCTCGCCCTCCATCACCCACAGCCGGTAATCGGTTCCCTCCAGGGTGGCCTCGGCTATACGCTTCTGGGAGGCCTCGAACTCCCGCTCCCAGGCGTCCTGAATGGCCTGGCGGGCGGCAGCAGCCTTCTTGAGGGCCGAGTCATCCGGCTCGGCTCCGGGCAGCTTGGTGGCGGGGGCAACCGCGGCGGTGGCAGGCTTGGCGGATACCAGCTTTATCTGGTCCTCGTACTGCCATAGCTTCATTTGAGCCAGGGATTCAGCCCGCTCGATGGCCGCCAATGCCTCATCTTGCGGACCAAGCACATGCAGTCTGGACAGCAATCCATTGCTGGCAGGCCTTGCGAGGGCTACTCGTCTAGCCTCCAGCGCCGCGAGTTCTGCTCGTTGCTTCGCAGTGCTGTCCTCAAGTTGTTTCCGGCTTTCCGGAGATTTACCAAACCATGACGGCAAACGTCCTTCCCGATAGGCCACCATGCCCTCGAACTTTTCACTAAGTCCTAGCCACTTCCAGGCTTCCCAGGCCTTACTGCCGAGCCCGACAATCTCCTCCATGGTCGCTTTGATCACGCCCCAGGTAGCGGCGATATCTCCCTTGAGAATCTTGGCGTTCTCGGTGAGCTGGCCGTTCTCGTCCACCAGCCATTTATTGATTGAGTCAACGGAGCCCAGGATGTCCGCGTAGGCCCCAGCCATGCCCTCGCGTAGGACGCGGTCCACGATGGTGCTCATGGTGGACTTCATGGCCATCCAGGTCAGGGACAGCTCTCCCGTGGCCGCGTTTATGCCCACCAGGTACTGATTCAGGTCCTCCCAGTGCGCCTTGCCCGCCTTGACCTGGCCGACAAAATCCTTGAGCCCGCCCGGAATCTGGGTATCCAGGTACATGGCCACCCGCCCCGTGGCCTTGGCCGTTCCTTCCATCAGGGCACGGGTCTCCTGGAGGTACTGGATTTCCATGTTCTGGCCCTGCGCGAAGATGCCGATAGCGTTGGCCAGGGAGAGCACGAACTTCTTGTGCTCCTCGTTGTTGGTGTCGAGGATGAAGCCGCCCTGAGCGAGCATGGAGTTCATGTCGCGCAGGTTGTCCCCGCTGGCGATGGTCAGGGCGTCCCAGCGCTCCAGCTTCTCCATGGTCTGCGTGGAGTAGTCCAGCGACTGTTTGAATGTCTCCGCTGGGTTGCTCTTGTCCGCCGCCATGCCGGTGATTACCGCCGCCAGCCCTGCCGCGGACATCTTCAGCTTGTCGATGGACTCGATTCCGCGCGCCCAGGGAGCTATGGCCGCCCGAGCCGCGCTCTCCACCAAGGCAAACGCAGCCGCCGCCATGAACGCGCCCTTGGCCACGTCCCGCCACGCCCCAGCCATGGAGACGGTCTGCTTGTTGACGCCCTCGGCGCTCCTGGCCATGTTGCGGCTGGCGATACCCGCCTCGCGGTCCATCTGGCGGAAGACCTGGGCCTGGCTCATGGCGATCTTCTGGAGCTGGCCTGTAGCCTTGTCCTCGACCGCCATGACGATTTTGAGTGTCTTGTCAGACATTCTTCTTCTCCGCCTGCACCGCCTGAATCGCCCGGACGTAGGCCAGGACCTTGTCCGCCATCACCCGCCGCTCGTCACCGGGCAGCCCCCACATCTCGAACCAAAACGCCAAGGCCTGGAAGTCGATGCCACCCATGCCGGTCCAAAGTCCCGGCGCCAGGCGCCCGATGAACTCCCAAGCCTCGGCGTTTTCCGGCAGCAGCTCGGGCCGGTCCGGGCACTTACTCGCGCAGTCCGGCTCCCGGCCCGTGTTCTTGCGTACGATCTTGCGGCAGTGGTCGCAGTAACCTTCCGGGCGCTTGGCCCACCAGGTAGCGACCGCGGCTAGTTTTTTGCTTCCGTCTCCTCGACCTCGGCCTGGAATCTGGACAGGTCGGTGGCGCAATCAAGCACGAACTGGCCGAACCCGTAGACGTGCTCGATGAGCTCCAGCTTGTTTTCCTCGGTGGCCGGCATACGACAGCCGGCGTCAATGGCGCTGGTGTCCACGTCGCAGAGCCGCCCGAGCAATTCCGGAGTCAGGCCGCTCCAGTCCTCGATCAGCCGGGCCGTGTTCTGGCGGCTGACCTGCTCGTCTATCTGCTCGCGCATCTGGCCACGGACGTATACCTGGCGGATTGATTCCCTGATGGTGCGCTGGAACTCGGGCTGGGGGACGTAGCGTATCCGCAGCTTGAACCCGTCCCGGAACTCGAACTCGCCCACGATCTTGTCGCGCTTCGGCAGCGCCTTGATGCTCAGCATGGACATGGCGTCTAGGCCCCCACGTTGCGAGTCAGCGCGCCCACGCCTTTTAGCGGCACGGTAACCTCGGACAGTTCGCCCACGGACCCGCTCACGGGGCTGTAGCTCTCCAGAACCACGTTGCCTTCATACGAGGGGTTGGTGGCGCTGGCGGCAGCGGATGTGGGCAGAACCACGATGGGCACCGCCACCCCGCCATCGAAGATGCCCCAGAGCGTGGCGTCCACGTTCGCCGCGGCGTAGTCCTGGTGAAAGGTGACGTCCACGGACCAGTCCTTGAGCCCCAGGACGCGGTTCTTGTACGTGTCGCCCATTGCCGTGTCTTCCAGGACATCGGCGGCGACGTTGAGCGTGACGCTCTTCACGTGGTCCGACAGATCAACGGAGTCGATAGTCACGGATGCATCGGTGAGGACCATGACGGACATCTGCTTTCCTCCTTCTTGTATTGGCCACAAAAAAGCCGCCCCCGAAGGACGGCTTGCTTGAGTTGCAAGGTCTTGCCTGACTACTGGATGGCGGCCATCACGATGACCGGATAACTCGGCAACGTCCCCCCGATGGTCCAGGAGGCCCGCCACCAGGCGTCGGTTATCGGCCCGGCCACACGGGTGGCCCATTGCGCTCCGGCCGAGGTGGTCACCTGGCTGAAGGTGATTTTGGTGGCCGGCGTGTCGAAGCCCTCCGCCGCGTCGCTCTGCACCAGCATGTCCAGCGTGGGCAGCGTGCCTGTCGGCGCCACGACGTGCATCACGGCATAGAGATACTGGCCGGCCCCCACGGCTCCGAGATTGAAGGCCGTGCCGTTGGCCGTGGTGGACTTGGTTCCGTTCACCAGCACCGTCCCCCGGATGATGGGCAGGGCGTTCGAGCTCTGGAGCTGAGCGGAGAACTTGAGCAGCTCACCCAGCGCCGCCCCCGGAGAATACTGCCCGGCAATGCCCTTGAAGGCGAAGGCGGGCTCGCCCTCGGCGCCGGTGGTGGGGCAGACGGTGCAGATTTCGTCCGCCACCCCGAATTTGGAGTTGAGGACGTCGTCCACCTGGTAGTCGTCGTCGTCCACCTGGAAGAAGCCATTAAGGTCGAGGGTCATTCCCCGCAGGCCGCACACCCGGCTCCGGAACTCCGAACCCATGGCCGTGTCGTCCACCAGGTCGGTGGACATCGCCAAACTGACCTGGTTCTCGTCGCCCGACAGGTTGTAGCCGCCAAGGTAGACCTTGGCGTTCGTGATTACCTCGACGCCCATTTACGCCTCCTTATACCAGACCAGGCAGGCCACGCTTACCGCGTACAGCCGCGCCTCCGGCTCATAGCCGTCATCCTTTTCGCCCTCGACAAAGGCCGCCTGGACTACCACGCCGGATTCTCCGCCCCAGGTCACGTTGAGCTGATTCTGGAGAGCCGCCCGCACAGCCGCGGCCGACGCCTTAGCGCTGGAGTAGGTAGCGCCCCAGCAGGTGAGCTGCATCGCGGCAGAGGACAGGCCGGGGTCCTGCCCCATGGCATGGATCACCTCGCCCCCGGTGCGCTCATACGTGACCGCCGGATACGGCCCCTCCTGCGGCAGCGCCACGGGATAGATGCGCGCGCCCACCAGGGCGGCCACCCCGGCCACGCCGGACAAATAGCTTTGCAGGCCTTCCTCAAGCAGCACTGGCCGCCCTCGCTTTCTTGGCCCACGCCCGGTCCACCAGCTTGCGCAGCTCCTGGTCCACCAAGGCCATGGCTATGTTCTCGGTGGCCATGACGGCCGGGGCGAAGTAGGGTTTGGCCGGCATGCGGCCGCAATATTTGGAGGCCAGTTTGCCCCACTTCCGCCGTTCCCATCTCTGCGTCTTCTTGAAGAACGCGTGGTGTTCTCCCTTCCAGTGGCGGCCCACCGTCCCGAACTCCGGGAAATGCGCGTGCGGCGCCCGGCGGTAGCCCACGGCCACCATGATGTCCGTCCGGTCCTTCATCACCTTCTTCATCTTGGCCTTGACGAAAATGCTGGTCTTGATGTGAGGTTTGTCCGCCAGCTTCGGCTTGCGCTTCTTGTTGAATGGAGCCGCCCGGATGACCTGGTCGCGGATGATCTTGCCAGCGGGCAGCATGGCCCGTCGCACCTGGTAGGGCTTGATGGCGTCGGCCACCTCATGCAAGGCCTGGCGCAGCTGCGCCGACACCTCCAGATAATTGGTCCGCAAGGAAATCAACTCGCCGCCTCCAGGACCTCGGTGCAGAGCAACTCCAGCTCCACGTTGCGTTCATCGATGTTGTTGACCCAGTTGATATCGAACTTCCGGGCGCCAAAGAGCAGGCGCATGGCAGGCTCCACGCCCGCGCGGTAGCGCATGCGCACCTTGTGGGTCACCTCGGCCACCGTCTGCTGCGCGGTGAACATCTCATGCCCCTTCAGGGCGCTTATGCCCGCCCACACCGTGGCCAGCGTCACCCACGTCTCGGTCTCCGCGCCAAAGCTGTCCTGCACCGGCCGGTTAGCCTGGAGCGTCAACCGGTGCCGGAGCTCGCCCGCGTTCATATGGGCACTATCCTCTCCGGCCACCAAAGCGCCTCGACGACGTTGGGCAGCGGGAGCACCACCAGACCCCGGCCGCTGACCACCTGCTCGCGGTTCTCGTAAAAATGTCCGATCAGCTGGAGCATGCCTAGCCGGATGCACTCGGGTACGTCCGTGGCCAAAGCGCCATAGCCGGCCACGAAGCGTAGCACCACCCCGGAGCGGGGCCGCAGCACGACAGAGGGCCAGGTGTTGCAGTAGGTCAGGAACAGCCGTCCGCGGAGCGGGTCCGAGACGTCCACCTCGTAGTTGCTGTCGTCCCATTCGGTGTCTGTCCCGTCGCTGTCGGTATAGGTCAGGCTGGTAACCGACCGGAGCGTCGGAAGCGGCAGCTCGATGGTATCACTGGCCGGGAAGTCGTCCAGGGTCAAGTCCCAGGTCTGGGTGATGAGCGCGCGGTTAAGAAAGCCCTCGGCCTTCTCGCGGGCCGCCTTGATGAGGCTGGTCAGTAGCGTATCCTCGGCGCTGGTGGCCGCGTCCTTCAGGACACTCACCGCGAACGAACAGGCCGCCACGGCCACGGTGGCCACCGCCCGGAGGTAACGCTTGCTCCCCGAGTAGGCCAGCTCATACGTGGCGTTGTCGTTGTCCTCGGTCACCTGCGTGAAGGCCCCGGAGGTTACGTCGGTCCAGGATGAGCCGTTGTTCGATTCCTGGAGCTTGACGTTGACCGTACCGCTCGCCCCGCAGGCCCCGGCCTCCAGCGTGACCATCGCGGAGTAGCCGAGCACGTCCACCGATGAGCCCAGGAGACTGTAGGCCGCGGCAATGACGTGGCTGCCGGGCGCTATGCTCTGGGATGAAGCCAGGTCGTCGGCGAAGCTGGTGCTGTCGAGGCGCAGGTGGGCCTTGACCTCGGCCAGGCTGACCGGCTCGACGGCGGGCGCGCTGTAGAGTTTGAGGCCCATTCTCAGTAGTACCACCAGTACAGCACCACCGTGCCCGTGGCCGCGTTGACCGAGTTGTTGGTGATGTTCAGGGTCAGCGGGCCGTTGATGGCCGCCGGGTACTCGGTGCCGCTGGCAAGCACTGGCGCGGCGCGCTCGGTGGCGGTTGCGCTCCGGTCGGCCAGGGCGCCGCCCATGATGTCGTTGCCACCCGCGTTCGTGATGGTGATGTCGTATGCCGCCGTGGGCGCGGTGGAACCTGGGTTGGTCTCCGCCTGGTAAGCCAGGCCCTTTAGATACTTAAGCATTTGAGCGTCGGAAATCGTGTAGCTCGTGAAGCTGCCGTTGGCCGCCGCCGTCCAGCTCAAGGTGAGCTGGCACATGCCGCCCTGATACTGGCTGTAGCGGTCCAGCCTGACCGTGCAGGAGCTGTCGGCCTGGGCCGGGACGGCCAGGACCAGCCAGAGCACGAGCGCCAGCAGCAATGCCGTGAGTTTTTTCATGTTGCCTCCGAAAGTTATGGGGAACGGGCGCTGGGATTCCGGGGGGAATAACAGCGCCCGTCCTACACCGTAGGCCCGCGGGGAGGCCTTGGCGGCGTTGGTTAAGCGGCCGCTACCTCTCCGTCGCTGGAGAGGGCGGTCCAGATCAAGTAGAACTTCAGCACGCCAGAATCCACCTGCTTAGCGCCTTCCACGTCGAGGAGAATCGTTGTCCCGTTGGCGATTATGTATTCCTTCAGGACGGTCACGGCCTCGACAGCTGAGTCGGGGGTCGCGTCGTGCCAGATATCACCCGCCTCAATGGTGGTGCAGTCAGTATCAGCGATCAGCGCCGTGCTCCCACAATCCACCCCGATGTTGCATCCGGCCGCCGATTCCACGTTGGTCGTGCAGACGGCGATCAACCTGGCAATGATCGCGCCGGTCACGGTGAAGAGATTGACGTCCGCGGCGGTATTGCTGAAGGTCACCGTCTTTCTGACAATCCCGGACCCGATACCGCCCCCGGCTTTGATACCGGCAACATCAGCAAGCAAATCCGTAAGTGCTCCAGCGTCAGGAATGACGTCGGTCACGGCTTTGACAGCGGTCACATCGGCGGCGAGGGCAGTAAGTGCCCCGGCATCCGGAATGACGTCCGTCACGGCCTTTACAGCGGTCACATCGGCGGCAAGGGCGGTAAGCGCCCCGGCGTCAGGAATGACATCCGTGACAGCCTTGACGGCCGTAACATCAGCGGCGAGGGCGGTAAGTGCTCCAGCATCCGGAATGACGTCCGTTACCGCCTTGATGGCCGTGATGGCGGCGTCGATGGTGGTCAGCGCGCCCGCGTCTGGAATAACGTCGGTCACGGCTTTAATGGCCGCAACCTCGGCGTCAACGTAATCGTCCACGGCGTCGATGCGGGCTTTCAGGTCCTCCAGCCGCTCCAGCACCGAACCGTCATCATCAGCCGCAACGTTGCTGGAGTCGAAACCGTTATTATTGTCGTTTGCCCCCAGAACGTTTGAGGCGCTGTCGGTTCCGGAAAGGTAGCCCTTAACGGCGGTCACATCAGCGGCAAGGGTGGTCAACGCGCCCGCATCGGGAATGGCGTCGGTCACGGCTTTAATGGCCGCCACTTCGGCATCCACGTAATTGTCCACGGCGTCGACGCGGTCTTTCAGGTCCTCCAGTCGCTCCAGCACCGAACCGTCCACGTTCGCCGCTACGTTTGTCGTAGCGATGGTGTTGTTACTGTCGTCACGACCGATGGCCACTTGTGACTCATGCAAGATCAGGCACAAATCCGACGCCTCTACCGCCGCGCTGAAAGCCGTGCAGATGAACGTCCCGGTGGCGCTCACGTAATCCGTGATCTGCCTCACCTCTGCCTCTGGTGCGGCAGTTGGATCGTCCGAGTTCAAAAGCACCTGCATGAAAAATCTGGTGTTGAAGAAATCGTTTCCGTAGCCAGCAAGGCCAGCGATAGGGATAACGGTCGTACTGTTAGTACCGGCATCCGCCGCGCCCTGTAGGATCACGTTGCCGGTAGTGATCGCATCAACGACAGTCTGGATATACTCGGTGCGCTCGATGAGCGAACCATCGGCGTTCGCGGCGACCGACGAGGAATCGTACTGATTGTTGCTACTGTTCGCTCCGAGAATGTTTCCCGGATTGTCGCGAAATCCTAAGTCCCCCATGCGTGGGTTCTCCTTATTGGCTTAGACTGCCCGCCCGGTTGCCCAGGCGGGCCAGGTCAGGCGGTCTTAGTCGTAGATGGCAGTCGGCATCGGAGTGCCCGCGTAGCGCGGCCCGCTGAGGATGTAGGTCGCGTCGTAGGTCACCGTGCCTGCCGAGGGGGCGGCCATCTCCAGCTGTAGGCAGTTGTAGCCGTCTCCCAAGTCCGAGGCCCCGACCGGAATGACGTAGACCTGGTCAGCCACCGCCGGGATGGTGAAGGTGTATGTGGTAGCCGACGCCGTCACCCTGGGCAGCATGATGTCCTCGTCGTAGAGCGTGCCGTCCACGGTGGCCGTGGCCCCGCTGGTGCCGCCGGTGATGGTCTCGGCGTCGGTAAACGCCGTGCCGTTATGCGAGTGGCACAGCAGGTACGTGCCCATGTCTGAGTAGACCACGGCCGTGGCGTTACTCGTGCCGCCGGTGATGGTGTCTCCTGCGGTATAGTCGCTGTCGGCGGTGAACGCCCCGGATTTTCCGGTGATATTGAGCTTTAGGCCGGAGCTGAAAAACTTGGTGAAGGCGAGCTCCGCCGTGGCCGCAGCCACCGCCGCGGACTTATCCAGGGTGACGGCCACCGTCCCACCCGGGGAGGCGCCCACCGCGATGCGGATATCGCAGTGCTGGTAGTTCTTCATGCTGATGATGTCGCCGGAGACGGCCCCGGTCTGCCCCTTGGGCCAGAGGGCCGGCACGATGTGCAGGTCATTGTTGATTCTTTGCATGTTATTTCTCCATGAATGCCCGGCGGGGCTGCTCTCCCGCCAGGCGCTCTGTCAGTGGTTGCTTAAGCCCTGGCCGCCACGGTCACGAACGGCGACCTGGTGGCCGATCCCTTGTACGGGGTCATGACGGTCTTCCACTGCGGCTGCCCATTGACGCGCAGCCTCCAGCGGAAGGCCATTTCGTGATATTCGAAGCGGACGTGCATCGAGGAATCCTGCGCCAACCCGCCCTTACGGACGATCCGGTACTGGCTCAGGTCCAGGAGGGTAATGTCGCCCAAATCCCCCAGGGCCGAACACAGGTCCGTGAAGATGAGCGGCATGCCGAAAAGCGAGGCGTAGGGGGCGCCAGAAATGCCACCGGCCGGCATCCATACCGGTACGCCGGCTGTGCCGGCCGACAGGTTCATGGTGGCGAGCTGCGGCAGACATTCCTTGTTGGCGAACCAAACGCCTCGATTGGTGGCCAGACGGCTGTTCATTTTAAGGACGTTTTCATAGACGATTGTGTCCGCCGCCTGCCCGGTCTCCTTGGCCACCGTGACCAACGCGGCGCTGTTCAGCACGCCCAGCGGCTTGGCCGCCCCATCACCCCGAA